GAGGCTCTTGAAACACCGATAGAAGTAGAGGTAGAAACTAGACAAGATTGGCAAGGCAATGACTATAAAACAAAAGTAATAAAAGATGTTGACAATAACCCTAATCCATGAGAATATAGGACATGACAGATAATAAAGACTACACAAGAAGAAACAGATTTAATGGCAAGTCTGTTGAATTAACAAAAGAAGAATCAGAAATACATGACAAGGTATTTTATCACGAGGCACTAGAGCAATGGGATGAAATGCTAAAAGCAAAGGACAAGTTTAGCAGACTTAATCCTAAAGCATATATGGTATTACTAGATTAATTACTCCAATCTCTGGCGCTAACGCGCCAGGGGTCCCAAACGATTT